ATTAGCCATCAACCCTTAAACCTTTAATGAAGCCTCTTACAGCTCCACCAACTACATTATCAAATAGATCAATAAACCAAGGTTCAATCGTGCTGTTCCAAAACTTTCTGGTAACATTCCACTTACTCAAACCTAATGTTATTGCTTTTCCTAACCCATAAAACATTGTTTCTACGAGTTCACAAATATAATCGTTAGGCACTTTTTTCAATACCCATAAAACTATTGCTGCTGTACCACCACCTGCTAATAAACCTGTGTTGTTACTTACTAATCCTAAAACTGAATCAAACATAAATTACTCCTTTATTAGTTTCTCTAGTTTGCTTACTTTTTTTTCAAGCTCATCAATGCGAATATCTGCATCGTTTGGCTCATCCATATATTTAATGATTCTTTCCATCTTATCTAGTTTAAATTGTTTTGCAACTAATTTAACCACTTTAGGTAAGACTGCTTTGATAACCATTGCAGGAATCATTATTTTTCCTTCCATTTAGACAAATCCAACATAGGTAAAGGTTTTTCAATGATATGTGTTTTTAATTGGTCGTTTTGTATCGCTACTTTATTGCCACCCTTAACATAAGGTTTGCCATCTACCGTTCCAACTTCATAGACGAAAAATATCGTCTTCCACATACCTACACGAACCACTCTAGCTGGTCTTCCGTCTAGTATAATTACATCATCTGTGTTTAAATCGTTTCCTAAGAATACTTTTATACCTTCGACTGACGATTCAATCGTTGATTTAAATATTAAGAATAAGAGTCCTGATATGAAAAGCCAAAGGTAGTTTCCTAATAATCCCTCTAACTCTTTCTGGAGTTGCTCCTCCATCATCTACTCCTAATCTCTACAAAACCAAAATTTCCCCTTTGTAAGCATACAAATGAGATTTAATAATGCTATTGTTAAACCAACTGTCAAGCCTGCTATTCTTAGCCAAATTTCTATATCTAATAACGATATACCTACTCCTCCAAAAGAAGATAATATACCTGTGGAGGGATTGCCTATAACTGTTTTTAATGTGTCTATCATACAACTATCCTAAATACTGTCTCGCCTTGTTTTAACTTATTTGCCGACTTAGCATTGTAACTAGCAAGACTACTGTCTATGTTATAACCCTCGCTAATAGTATTCTGTAGGTCTATCTTAATTCCATCTCTGTTGCCATTATTGTAAAAAATATAACAATTCTGTGAAGCTCTACCTGATAAGTTTAATGCTCTTTCTGAATAATCATTAGCTCCCACTAACGATGAACTTCTACTAAAATTGTCTCCGACTCTTGCAGAATGAATATGTCCAAATATAACATAATCTATCCCAACACCTCTCATCTTGTATCTACCTACTATTTGATTGATAGATGTCTCTATTCCACTTTTAATTGAGCCATTACCGTGCATACATAATAAATTTTGACCTGCTACCTCTACTACCATCTCAAGAGGGTCGCCCTCAATAAATTTTACAGCCGAGTCATTGAACAAATACTCCAAAGTTTTAAATATGGTATAATCATAATTGTCTGTTGCAATTAGATCGCCCCACCCCCAATCCTTCTTAACTCGGCTCTCATTACCAGAAACACTCAATACTGTAACATTGAAATGCTTGTTTAAATGAAGGATTCCCTGTTGGAGTATATCTACTGCTAAAAAGGTAGCCTTAGACCGATTAGTCGCCATTGCCAAGAGTTCATCTAACCTTCTATCTGAATTGAGGAGGTCTCCTGTAAGAGCTACTACTATATTCTTTACACTTGCAGTAGAAAAATACTTAATCGCTTTTTCAATAAAATCTCTTATTCTTTGAGATGCTACAGTAAAGTCATATCTATTGTGTTCCATTTCAACTAACTCATTAAAATGAACATCACTAAATTGTATAACTCCTACTGCTTTATTACTAGAGCGATGTTTAACTGTTAAATCACTTAAATTGTGTTTTTCAAAAAGCTTTTTTAATTCTTCTGCATATTTAGAAACTGCATTTTCGACTCTAACATGTTCACGAAATGCTTTTCTTTCTATGCGATTAAGGTCTTGAGCAGATTGTTTTTGCTTAGCTAGCTTTACATTTTCAGCAAGCAACTCAAGCTCACTTTCGTCTGCAATGGGAGTGATGGTTTTTACACCACATAGTTTACATTTCCATCTTTGACGACCTTTATTGTCAAAACCTTTTTTAATCATTCCTACATTATAGCAGGAAGGACAAACTATCTTATCTCTATTCATATTTGTGTTGTAATTTAGCTTACAACGGATAGATTATGCAAATCAGAGGGAACGGATAATATTACTTAATTCTCTGGCTCGGTTTGGTGTTTGCCTTGCCCATCGAGAGTCTAACATTTCATCTGCGGCTCGCTCCCAATTCTGATTTTGCATATGCTTTAAGGTAAGCTTGAATCGTTTTACATTAGACAATCCCATTTGGTATGCCATCTCAATGATCACACCTTGAACTTCGTGAGGAACATCGTCTAACCAATCAAACTGATTCCTTACTCTTTCAATTAACTTTTCTAACTTTCTTAGTAAAATTTCTTCTGCTAAATCTTCATCTAAATCTAAATCTTTAATAGCAAAGCCATAACCTATGGTATCATATCCTTCAGTACACTTATAGACTCTGCTCCTAAATCCTTCGTGATGTTTAATTCTATCAAGTAAGTCTTTCACTTCTTCTTGCCCCAATCAATTTTGTCGTAATTTGCTTTGTATTGCTCATCAGCTAAGTCAATCCTAAGCCAATCGCCTTTACCTGCACCATTTAAGTCGCCTTTTTTGCGAATTACTCGTCTTTGACCTGTTTTTGTATTTATGCTAGGGTCTAATGCCATTAGTCTTTTTTAGTACTCTTTTTAGCAGGTGCTTTGTAAGGTGTTGCATCATTTCTAGCTTGACATCTATACCAGCCTTGCGATTCTAATTGTTTTATTACATCAGGAGAAGTATCTTTAACTCCTTTAATAAATCCTTGTGTTGGGTGTTTCATATAATTATAAGCCATATTGCCTCCAAATTGGCAAGGGGAAGCCGAAGCCTCCCCTCACTTTGATTAACTACCTATTACGGATTAGTTATGTTTAATCCCATTAAATGTCCTGACTCATCTACGAGCTTAACTCCGTAAATCATATCAGCTACGACTTTAGTTCCTAAGAAACCAACATCGTATTGAGATTGAACTCTTACATCTTGTTGTGCAGCAAAAGCACAAGCACTTGATGGATAAACAGCACCAACTTTAGTACCATCTGTTCCACTTGAAGATATAGCACGAGAATAGAAAACATCCATTCCATAAATCAAGCCTACAGCACCTGTTCGTAAACCTGTACCATCACCTACTGCATCTTGTCTGATGAAGTATTGTGCTATACCACCACTTGGGTTTAACATATCTGACAATATATTGTTGTTTACAGCGAAAGAACAATCATTAGGGTCTATATCTTGTGAATATAGATTGTTCAATATTGCCTCTAAATCATCTGCTTGAACTCTATTGTCTGCTGCTAAGTCTTGTGATGTTTGGAAACCATCTAGCTCTGACCAAATATCATCTTCAACACCTCTAGCTAAAGACTCACCCATCATTCTAGTATATTTAGTTAATAACTCTGGGTTAGACTGTATAACAGCCATATCTTCAAAGATATTAGCAAGATATTTATGTTTGTTTATAGATAAAGCAACAGAAGTTTCTGTACCTGATATAGAATAAGTTACCTCTGTGTTTACTGATTTATCATTAGTTCCATCCATAGCGATTTTAGGAATGTTGATCGTATCGCCACTAGATTTTACTAATGCACTATAATCATCTACTGAGCCTCTAAGTTTTAAACTTGCATCAAAATACTTGTATATAGCTTCTGACCAAATTTCAGGTATAAAGACTGCACCTGTGGTTGTATTAAAATGAGCCATTTTGACTACTCCTTACTTTTAAGTTTAGCTTCGGCACTTTTAAGAATGTTTTCCCAATTATCCTTTAGCTCAGACATATTCATATTAGTCCAATCTTTTGGAACTTCCTTCAATCCTCTTGGATTTCCAGCTACTTCAGGAACATTTGCCTTAGCATTATTAATTTTATTAGTTACATATTCAAGAGTTTCCAAAGGCAATGATGCCAATGCTTCTCTATCTTCTTCAGGATGCCTTTCAATTAAAGATACTCTTTTAGCTTCTTCATATTTTGCCCACTTTTCAGAATTAGCTACTAAAGACTCATTTTCAGATTGATATTTTGCAATCAATTCATCTTTTTTGCCTTCTTCTATCATTTTAGCTTCTTCAGCCTTTGATAGTTTTGCTTCTAGTTCTGCTAAACGAGCTTCAGCTTCCTGCGACCTTTTTCTATACTTTTTGCTTTCTGCAATTAATGCACTATGGTCGGTCTGCTCCGTAGTGTTTTCTTTTGTAGTTTCCTCACTAGCTGTTTCGGTTGCTACTTTTGTTTCTTCGGACATACTGTCCTCCTATATATTGTGTTAAAATGTAGGCAAAATGCAATATCTTGCATAATACCATAACTATAACTTAAATTAATATACTTGTATTTTGCAAGTATTTGATGACAAAGCAAATTGAATATAAGAAAAAGTGGTTTGATTTTATGGGATACTCTCCTCATAATGGTCAAACAAAGTTGCATTATCCAACTAAGGAGACTGCAAGGTTTTTTGTCATGGTTTGTGGTCGAAGATTTGGGAAGACAACAGCTTCTGCTATGGAAGCTACATATATTGCTTCTCAGCCCAACAAAAGAATATGGATGGTTGGTTTATCCTACGAAAAAGCAGACTTAATGTTTAGAGAAGTTTGGCAAAAGATGGTAGTGGGCAGGTCAAACGATATAATAAGGGCATCTGAAAAAGATAGATACATTAAGTTTAAGTGGGGAACTACAGTTGAAGCTAAATCTGCAGATAATCCTGATTCATTAGTTGGTGAAGGTCTTGATTTGTTGATTATAGATGAGTGTGCTAAAGTAAAGAGGCGAATATGGGATATGTATCTATCGCCTACTTTATCAGACAGAAAAGGTAAATGTATATTCATCACTACTCCAGAGGGTTTTAATTGGGTTTATGACCTGTTTTTGTTAGGTAAAACTGATGATTTATGGGAATCGCATCAAGCTCCTTCGTGGGAGAATAACTTTGCCTTTCCTCATGGACAGAATGATCCTTTTCTTCTTGAAAGAAAAAGAAATATGTCTAAGGAGTTGTATGAGCAAGAATATGGAAGTCAATTTACATCATTTGAGGGTAGAGTATATCCGTTTGACAGAACTCTCGATATGGGCAACTTTTCATATAACCCAAACTTTGCCACCTATTGTTCCATTGACTTTGGGTATAGGCAACCTGCTGTTGGATGGTTTCAGATTTATAGGGTTAATGGTGAATGGCATATAAATATGATTGATGAGATTTTACATGAGCATAATATCAAAACAGATGAGTTAGTTGAAAAGATTAAAGCAAAACCATATAATGTTAGAAAATATTATGGCGACCCTGCAGGACATCAAGCTCAAGGGCAGTCAGGATTAGGAGATATAGAAATTTTTAGAAGACATGGCATACAAGTGCATAGTGTAAGAGATAAAGCTTCAAGAAGTATAGCTTCAGGGATTAGTCATGTTAGAGGCTTTATAGAAAATGCACAAGGAGAAAGATTTTTTCATTTAGATAAGAAATGTACAAATATGGCGATAGATTTGGAGAATTATCGTTATCCTGAAGCAAAAGAAGGCAAAGATTTAAAGCCAGAGCCTATAAAAGATGGTAAACACGACCATGGCACAGATATGCTTAGATATTTCTTTGTAAATCAATTTCCAATTAAAAATAGAGACATAAGGATGGTAAAAAGATGACAGTAGAACAAATTATACAAGAATCCGTAAAAGATGCTAAGCTTGAAATAGAAAAAGCGAGGCGAATGGAGATAAGAAGACTTCTTGACTATTATACAGGTACAGAAACAGATAAATATATTGATGAGTATTTTTCTGCTGATGCTTTTAGAGAAATTCCATTATACAATGCAAACTTTACTCGAAGGTTTGTAAATAAAATGTCAAGAATTTATACAGTAGGTGCTTCTAGGAATATGGGTGATCAATATGGTTATTTAACTCGTAAAAAAGATGCTAGACTAAAGCATGTAGAGAGAATGACACGATTATGTGGAACGATTGCTACACAAGTTATTTATAGAGACGACTTAACTAACCCTTGCTTTGATTATCGTCCTATTTATTACTTTACTGCACATTTTGGAGATAATCCATTTGTGCCTACAGCAATTACATATCCAATATTGTTTGGTGTCGATGACCCATCAGTAACAGAGAAATTGCAATATGCTTATTGGGATTCAGAAAGATATGTGCATTACGATGAAGATGGCAATATTATGGACGAATATGACCATGGATATGGAGTTATTCCGTTTTTATTTACCCATAAAGAAGAATTAATAGATTCTTTCTTTGTAGAAGGTGCTACAGATATAGCAGGATGCAATGAGCAAGTCAATATTACAATGACTGAATTGCAGTTAGGTTTAAGATTCCAGATGTTTGGGCAACCATTCATTACAGGCTTAAATGGGGATAAAGCTTTGGAAAGAGCAGGTTCTGATACTATATTAGACCTACCTGAAGGTGCTAATTTTGGCATTGTATCTCCATCAGGTAACATAGAGAGTGTAATAGAGAATGTTAAGTTCCAAATAGACTTAGTAGCTCAAAATAATCACTTATATGTTCAATTTGCACAAGATGGAGGCGAAACACCATCAGGTATTGCATTGAAAATCAAAGATTTAGAAAGATTTGAAGATTATCAAGACGATTTAGAGCTTTGGAACATGTATGAGCATGACTTATACGAAATAGAAAAGGCAATAGCAGGATATAATGGCATTAGCTTACCTGAAGAATTAAATGTTGATTTTAATGAGCCAGAGTATCCAAAAACGGTAAGAGATCAAATAGATTTAGATAATCACAGGCTAGCCAATAACTTAGTAACACAAGGAAAGCTACTTGTAGAATACAATAAAGACTTAACTATAGAGGAAGCAGATGCCATCATCCAAGAAAACAAGCAGAAAAACGAAAAACTCTCGCTCTTTGATAGAGTTCGCCAAGAAACTCAAAGACCTGAATAAGTTTGAAATAGATTTAGAAGGCAATATAGAGAGTATTATAGCCAATCCAAGAGAATGGGCAGAATTACATGCTGAAAAGACAATAGTAGAAAATATACCTCGTTATATGAATGCTAAAGAGCTAGGAAAGGAGTTTGCAGATGAAATTAGAAATAAAAACTAATTTTAGCTTCAAAAAACTAGAAAATTATGTAAAAAGAAAAGGTTTTGGATTTAGATTGTCAAGAGCTGCCGCTCCTTTCATTGTTAATGATAGTAAAAATTTTATAAGAGAAGGCAAGGTTACTCCTGACATAGAGGAAATTACAAAAGATATAAAAAGAAGACGAGGCTCACCTACTCCAGACATTCCTTTAATGGATACAGGTAATCTAGTAAAAAGTTTAAAAGCTACAATTACTTCTGATAGTGTGGCAATAAGTGGAGCATCTTACGGTTTAAAACATCTTCAAGGAGACGGAGTTGAAGAAAGAAACTTTATAGACTTGTCAGACCCTAATGGTAAGGGAGATAAATTACTCTCTGAAGAATTTAAAAAGTTAAACAAAGCAATGAAAAAATAAAATGGCGAGGGAATATGAAAATATTGAAGAAGCTACGGCAAATCTTACAGAAGAAGACGAAAGACTCCTCTTGTGGTCAGCTATCGGAGCAGCAGCAGCAGTTGATATATTTGCTGCAAGAATTGAATCAGAGATTCTTAGACTTAGACAGGCAAATGTTGGAGATGCAGAAATCGCCAGAGTTCTTAGAGATGACTTTGAGAGCAGAGGAAGAATATTTGGCGAATATGCAAATAATCTTCGCAGAGGAGTTATATCAGGAATTATGCAAGGTGCTAGGTTCGGACAAGATACCGTTTATGGGGATCGCTTAAGATTTAGGTGGGTAAGTGTAGGTTCTAACAAAATATGTGTAGATTGTCAAGAAAGAATCGGCAGAATTGAAACTTGGGAAGCATGGGAGGCTATTGGACTACCTGCTACAGGATTTAGTGTGTGTAAAGAGTTCTGCTATTGCCAATTAGTTCCTGAAGATATAGAAATAGATGATAGGGTAGTTATTTAGTCTTTTTTAGGTTTTCTTACTTGTTTATGCGAATGTCCAATATTTTCATTAATATCAAACTTATTTAACGATTTTCCAGCTTTATACATAAAAATTATAACAACTATGAATAGAATACGAGCTAAAATGCCCATATTTAGTCGTTTTTAGGGGTTTCTACAGGTTTTCCGTACTTTTCCTTAACTGCTTCTGCAAATTGCTTTCCATCGCCTTTAAAGTCAATATAAGCATTTATGATACTTAGTAAAGATTGAATTTGATTTTGTTGTGTGTTTACTACTTCGGTTAATTGTTTAGTTGTTAGCTTCTGCATCTTTTTCCCTTTTGATTATTTCGTCTTCCCAAGCTTTTCGCTGTCCTTTTGTAGGTCGTCTAGCACTTAATGGCTCTACTCCTGCAGCTTTAGCTCTTTTTTGCCATTGATACCATTCTTTTCGCTTTTGGCTATACTTTTCTTTCTTTATGGCATCGTCAATTTGTTTTTTCTCTCGAATTTGTCGTTTAACAGGTGGTTCAATGTCTCTATCAGGTAATGTTTCCACAATAGGTATATCTTCCATCACTTCCATAACCTCTGCATCTTCTGCATCTATATCTACTTGCTTTAAATACTTTTCAAAAGGCGAATCGACTGTAACATTAATATTCTTAACCAATTTACCACTATGCTCTAAGACTAATCTACCTGCTTGGACATTACCAGACTTAGCTTCTCTTACCATAGCAGTCAATACTGCAGGCAATTCCCCTCCAAAGAGTACCATATACCTATCATATATAGCATCCATAAAGTTAGGGTCAGTTCTCCATTTACATATAGTTCGTTCAGTTACTCCAAGTTCTTCTGCTAGTTCCTTAACCGTTAAGCTAGGGTTAGTAGCAAAGTGTTCAACTGCAACCTTTCTGATTTGATCATATTTTTGTAGTTTTGACATATATTTAATATACAACACTTTTGTAGTTATTTAAAAATCTTTCCCAAAATGCCCTTTTTAGGAGTTAATACCCCTATTTTATGAGGAATGCTAACCCCAGAGATGCCATGTGAGCCATACCCCCACCACCCTCTTTTGTTAGTTCATCCCCTCTAAGAGTGCTACATGCTAGCCATATAAATATATATATCTAGTATTTAAATATACTTATTAAAACTAGGTTGTTTAATGATTATGTATTGTATAGAGTGTAATTGTATCGGCTTGGCTTTTTGGCTTGGCTTGGTTTGGTGAAATTTACTGAACGGCTTAAAATAATAAAATATTTTAAATAATTGCAATAAAAAGCTTGCATAGTGTTTTTAATAGTTGTAATATATAAGAGTTGCAAGGAGCAACAGAACAAACAAATAAAAAAAGGAATTAAAAAAAATGAAACCAATAACAATAAGCAGAGATGCAATAACAGCAGAAACTATAGAAATTATTATTAAAGCACTAATGAAAGAAAATCAATGTATTCAAGCCGTCAATGTTTATATGAAATTAAAAAATTGCGAATTCCCAAAGGCTTTCGACTATGTTAATAGTTTAGATGCTTAGGCTGTCTGATGAGCTTTTATTAAGCGAAACGGCTATTTTTTAGCCGTCATAGTCAATAAATAAACGAAAGGAATTAAAAACATGGAAAACAGAGAAACACATTTAAAAATAATAGATTATATAGTTAACGGAGATACAAAAAACGAAATTTCCGTAGTATTAAAAAGTTTATACAAACATGATAGAAAATTATATAATACTTATGTGGAAGATATAAAAGAAAGGTAAATAATGAAAAAGAAATTAACACAGTTACAAAAAATAATTAATTGGTATAATGATAATAACAATTTACCAACACATTATAAAATAATTGCTAATGAATTAGATATTTTAGTGCCTAATGTTCGCAGGGTATTAGGTCAAGGCACTTTAAAAGATATATTTATTAGAACTAATAAAGGAATTTATAAACTTAACAAATAAGAAAGGCTTTAAATATGAAATATTTTAATTTTTTAAATGTAATGTGTGTTGTGTGGTGTGTGTGTGTTGGTGTGTTAATTCATGCAGGGGTTACGGGAAATGTAGATTATAGCCTAGCACTTAAGCAGTTTATACAACTATTTAAAGAAATTTACAATATATAAATAATTAATTAAAAAATAAGGAGAATAAAACAATGTATAAAGAAAATGAAATAAAAGAATATGCAGAAACACAAATAAAAGAATATTTACGATATAATAAGGATTATTTAGATAATGATTTTAGTGAAATTCACCATGACTTATTTAATACAGATTATTATTTAATATACTATTCAGAGTGTAATAAGTGGCTGGGTTCTCATGCCTTTGAATGTATAGGCATAATTCAAGAATATGAAAAAAATAATTTTGGAGAGGTTACGACGGATTTATCAAACTCAGAAAAAGTTGTTAATATGTATGTTTATATAGTTGGAGAACATATTTTACAAGATGTTATAAATGATATTAAACAAGAAAAGAGGTGTAAAAATGATAAATAAATGTTGTGAACAACCTAAAAAACTATATGAGCAAGATGGCTCAGACTGGGAATTATGCGGTAATTGTCTTGAGTGCTATATAAATGAAGAAGAAGAAGATAAATATGCAAAATGTTGCGATAATTGCAAAAAGGGTATGTTTGAAGGTTATATAATAGGTGGTAATTATTATTGTAATGATGAGTGCAGGAGGGTTGTAATGAGTGATAAAGAGTGGGAGGCACATTATGAAGATGGTGGCGATGATTATTGGAGCGAGTGGCACGAATTAGACGAAGGTGGATATTATACGGAAGATGGAAAGTGGGTTGAAGACTAAATAATAATAATAAAAATAATAAAATAGACCAGATCAAAAATTTATAATAAATGAAAGGTTAAAAAATGTTTACAATATTAACAATTCTAAATATAATTAGTATTAGTTATCTATTACTAAATATAGAAAACGAGCCTTTAAAAATAGCCTTTAAAAAGTTATTCTTAATAGCCTGTAACATAACATTAATAATTATAATTAACATATAAGAAAGGTAAAAAATGAAAATAAATAAAACAGAATTTTTTAATAAATTAGATAAAATTAATTTATTGGATTATAAAATAGATTATAAAAGAAATCAAAACTATTTTATTTATAAAGGTTTTAAATATGTATTAGAAACTATAATAAATAATGATATAAAAGAAAATTATTACAAATTTAAAATATAAATAAACAATAAAAGAAAGGTAAAAAATGAAAGTAAATAAATATATAATTACAATGCAGGATAATTTTAAAATAGAAACATGTGCAACAAGTAAAAAACAAGCTATAAATATTATTTGTAATTGGTTTCTATGTTCGAAAAATGCAATTAAAAACATAATAGAAAGGTAAAAAATGAATAAAAAACAAGCATTAAAATATGCTATTTCAACGGATAAATACAACCTATTACAAGATAATGAGAATATAATATTATATAGCCTAAAAAAGCTATATTATAAACTTGAATTATATTTTACTAATTATAAATAGGATTATATTATAAATAGCATAAAAAAAATTGCATAAAAGAAAAAAAATACTTGCATATAATAAAATAGATATTATAAATTGTATTATAAATTTAAATAAGAATTTTAATTATAAATGAAAGGTTATAAATAATGAATAGAAAGATATTTAAAACAGAAAAAGAATATGTATTATTTTTAAGAAATAATGAGCCAGATTTTAAATGTTCAGATGAATTTCTTTTAAATGAGAGTTGGGATTTAGATGAATACGATATAGATGAAAAAACTGGATATATAATATTCAAAGGCTTTAGATAAAATTTTAATTATAAATAGGAGATTATAAATAATGAATATAAATATAAATATAAATAAAAAAGGCTTTTCTGATTCTGATATAAATGATTTATTAGATGTATTAGAAATGATAGATGAGCAAGATATAATACAATTATGTGAAGGCTCAGAAATGATGTTTAAAGATGGTTTAATAAACATTAAAATAAAAGATAATAAAGATTATCAACCATGTGCAATAGTTGAAAGAAAGGATTATAAATAGTGGAATTATACGATTATATAATATACACGGATTATATTATAAATTGGATCTTTAGAATTGGGCTTTTGGTATTAGCCTATAATATAATAGAATACTTAAACTATAAATAGGAGATTATAAAATGTTAATTAATTGTAGAAATATTGATTGTGATAATTGGGTTAATGTTAGGGATTACACAGATGATTGGAGAGATGTTTTGGCTATTACTTGTGATGATTGTTGTGATGAACAAAACATAGATTGTAATATAACTTTTTAAAA